GTGAAATTTTAATTAAAATTTTATAAGAGGGAAAAGATTATGGCTTTAGTATCTCCAGGTGTTGAAGTTTCAGTAACAAATGAATCAGCGTATGTGACCTCTGACCCAGGTACAGTACCACTAATTTTAGTGGCAACTGGACAAGATAAATTACAGGGTTCAGGTTCAGGTACAGCATCAGGAACAACACTTGCTAATGCAGGTAAAGTTCAGTTAATGACTTCACAACTTGAATTAGCCACAACATATGGTACTCCTACTTTTTACAAAAGTACTTCAGGTACAATGTTACATGGCTATGAATTAAACGAATACGGCCTACAAGCCGCATATTCATACTTGGGCATTGCTAATAGAGCGTATGTTTTAAGAGCAAACGTGGATTTAAGCAAATTAACAGGCTCATCAACAGCACCATCAGGCACCCCCGTTAATGGCACACACTGGTTAGACCTAACAACAACTGTTTGGGGTCTACATGTTTGGAATGCCACAACACAAACATTTACATATACAGTGCCTACTATTTGTGCAACAGAACACTCAGGTGCGCCAAACTATGTTCCAAATGCTTCATTTGGATCAATTGGCGATTATGCAATTGTTACCGCAACAACAAACAACGCAGTATATTATAAAACTAGCAGTAATACATGGGTAGCAGTTGGCTCAGGCGCCGCTACAGATTCTCCACATGCAGAATCAGTAAGAAACGCTTCATGGGCATCAAGTTTTCCAACAATTTCAGTTACTCCAGGCGCAGTAACTAATGGACACACATTTACTATTAATACTACAACATGTACACTTGCTGGTACAGGTGTTGCTGACATCGTAACTGCTATTAACACTGTGTTTGATGGTAGTACTGCCGCAAAAACAGGCGTATATGCATATAATAATAGTGGTGTCCTAGAAATTTACGCAATTGGATCATCAGCACAAAATGGAACAACAGCAAGTAGATCCTTGAATATTCAAGAAGGTTCAGGTACTGCGGTTGCAGACATGGGTATTACAGCAGGTATATACCACTGCCCATTAATGGAAGAACTTAGTTATACTAATGTGCCTACCTGGCAAACTGGTGCAGCTACTCCTGCTCCAACAGGTAGTATGTGGGTAAAACTAGATGGCGATATTGGCGGTTCAAATGGTAACAACATTGTTATTAAAGTATATTCAACAACAAGTTCTACTTGGAGTGCAAAAACTGTAGCTACTTATGATTCAATAACAGCTGCTACTACAAGTAAAGGCGGTTCAGATCCAAGAACTATCGCAACTGGTACATTAATTGCTGACTATGATGTTTCATCAGTGGATGAAGTAACATTTAAACCATACAGACGCACAAATCCTGGTGCGATGACGGTTAGTGGTAATAACACATCACCATCGTTTACTTCAACAGAAACATTTACAATTAATGGTACAACTGTAACCTTGGCCGGCACAGCCACGTCAGATTTTGTAACAGCAGTTAGTGCCGCAGGTATTACTGACGTATCTGCTAAGGTTGAAACACAAGGTAATGTATCACTAGTACATGACAAAGGTGGTGATTTAGTATTGCGTGAAACATCAGGCACACCACTAGCAGATGCTGGTATTTCTGCTTCATTATCTAATGTATACACGCTTGCCAATGGTGACTTAATTGGTACAAACTGGGAAGAGTTAACATATGAAGCATCATTAACAACACCTACAACAGATCCTGCTGAAGGTGATTTATGGTATGACACAACACTTGTTGCTGACATTATGATTCATGATGGCACAACATGGAAAGGTTATCAAAATGTTTCAACAGATTATCGTGGATTTGACTTGTCTAACACAGATGACACCGGTCCTATTTTTGCAGCTTCTGAGCCTACACAACAGGCAGACAAAACTGCACTAGTAGACGGTGATCTTTGGATTGATACATCAGATTTAGAAAACTTTCCAAAGTTATATCGTAGACAAAGTGGTGCATGGGTATTGATTGATACAAGCGATCAAACATCATCAAATGGTATCTTATTTGCTGATGCAAGATGGCAAACAGCGGCGGCCGCTAAAGTAAGTGGCACAGGCGCTGGCACAGCATCAAGTATAGTTGATTTGATAACAGACGATTTCCTAGATCCAGATGCTCCAGACCCAGCCGCATATCCACGTGGTATGTTGCTATGGAATACAAGACGCAGTGGTTACACAGTAAAAGAATATAAGAAAGATCATGTTACAACAGCAAAATATTCTTCAGGTAACCCACGTATGTCAAGCGAATCTGTTGCTACTTATTATCCAGATCGTTGGACAAACAAGTCAGGTACAAAATCCAATGGAACACTATACGCAGGTCGCAAGGCGCAACGTGCAGTCGTTGTTGCCGCAATGAAATCAGCGGTTGATGCAAATACAGATATTCGTGAAGAGCAACGTCAATTTAACTTAATTGCCGCTCCTGGATATCCAGAATTGCTATCAAATATGACTACATTGAACGTAGATAGAAAAGAAACTGCTCACGTTATTGGTGATACTCCGTTCCGTTTAGCAGATAATTCTGCAAACATTCAAGTATGGAGTAAAAACTCTAATGCAGCCGAAGATAACGGTGAAGATGGCCTAGTAACTAACAATGAATATATGTCAGTTTACTACCCATCAGGTTTATCAAATGACCTAGCCGGTAACAATATTGTTGTTCCAGCAAGTCATATGGTATTACGTACATTTGCTTATAATGACAGTGTTAGTTATCCATGGTTTGCGGCCGCTGGTACAAACAGAGGCAAAATTTCCAATGCTACAGCAATTGGTTATATTGACGCATCAACTGCCGAATTCCAAAGTATTGCAGTTAGAGAAGGACTACGTGACGTATTATATACTGATAACATTAATCCATTAACATTTATTAATGGCAGTGGTTTAATGAACTTCGGTAACAAAACTCGTGCTTCAACGTCTTCTGCTATTGATAGAGTTAATGTTTCAAGACTTGTTTCTTACATGAGACGTCAACTAGATCTTATCGCAAAACCATTTATTTTCGAACCTAATGATGAATTGACTCGTAATGAAATTAAGGGTGTAATTGATTCATTCTGTAACGAATTGATGGCTAAACGAGGAATTAATGACTACTTGGTAGTATGTGATGAATCTAATAACACGCCGGCAAGAATTGATCGCAACGAATTACACGTTGACGTAGCAATTGAGCCAATTAAGGCACTAGAGTTCATTTACATTCCAGTAAGATTAAAGAATACAGGAGAAATAGCACAACTATAGGCTATCGTTAATGTTTTGGGGTGGGGAAACCCACCCCTGACATAAGATAAATAAAAGAAATAGGAGAATAATATGTCCGTAGCGTCATTAACAAAATTTACGGTTCCAATTAGTGGAGCCGGATCACAGGGTACTTTGATGCCGAAACTAAAATATCGCTTTAGAGCGATATTGGAAAACTTTGGCGTTACTACTCCAAGATCAGAGATTACAAAGAATGTAATGGATATTACTCGACCAACAGCATCCTTTGAGAATCAAATTTTAGATGTTTATAACTCAAGAATTAATGTTCTTGGTAAGCATACATGGGAACCAGTTACAATTAATCTACGTGATGATGTAAACGGTGAGATGACTCGCCGAGTAGGTGAACAAATGCAGAAGCAGTTCGACTTCTTCGAGCAAATGAGTTCAGTATCAGGTGTTGATTATAAATTTACCATGAAGTATGAACTACTAGATGGTGGTAATGGTGCAACTGCACCAAGTGTTCTAGAAACATGGGAATTGTACGGTTGCTATATTGAAAACGTAAACTACAATGATATGGCTTACACAGCAAGTGACCCAGCAACAATTACAATGTCTATCAGATATGATAACGCATTGAATACACCAATTGGTAATGGTGTTGGTGCAGCTGTATCAAGAGGAACAGGGGCCATTGCTACAGGCTAAGTAAATGGCATCGTATCTTAATAATTATTTGCGTGGTGTGGGAGTTGGCGGTTTTATAAAGGACTACCGCCACGCAAGTAATCTTTATACCCACAACAATTTTAGATTATCA